ATATACCTCGAAATCAAACTCTATAATTGGATTTTCACGCCAATCAAAAACACCATCGCAGTGTTTAATAACCTTTTCTTTTATTTCTGTGACCATAATGATTTAATTATTTCGTTAATTTCGTTTTGGTGGTTTTCGACTTTCAACTCTTCTTCAAAAGTCAAAGCGTATGCAACTTCCCAATATTTAATTTTCTCAATCTCTTTTACCAACTCTTTTAAGCGGTTAATTTTTTCGGGTGGTATAATTGTTCCGTTCATTTTATTGGCTCGTTAAATTTTTCATCATCCACTGTTGACGTGCAATATATTACACCTTCTTCCTTATCCATAATATCGCAAAGAAGTTTGAAATTGTTCATTCTGATTATTTTTTCCATTGCTCTAATAATTTTATAAATTCGTTTTCTGTTACTTGTGTGGAATTGAATGGTGGAATTCCAACCCAAAATGAATTTACAAAAAAACCAAAAAATTTACTAAGTTCTAATAACTCAAAAGCTATTCCCATTCCCCAAATCGGTAAATTATTATCAATACATAATTTTCTCATTCTGTCGCATTGTTCTTGATTTTCCATCAAAACATATACATTGTAAATAGTTTTTTCCATTTTAAGTAATATTTAATTTTTTCTTAATAATTTGTACTTCGTGTTTTTTCATTCTATACCTACCCATTAGCAAGTCCTTCATTCTACCGTGTTTAATGTAACAGGCTTTCGCCAATTCTTCGCTATTAACACCTAACCAAGACATCTCCTCCCGAACTTCAATCACAAAAAGTCTCTGATTGAAATTCATTGAGCTTTCAAATATTTCAAACGAACTCAACGCTTTCAATATTAGGATACCTAAAAGGAAACAAAAAAGAATGATTATATTTTTCTTTGATTTCGTTGGCACGTCTTTTAAAACTGCTCTTTGGCTTTGCCGGAGTATCAAAATCCAACTTTGCAACATCCAGATTAGACAAATCAATCCCTAAACTAACTGCGACTTTATAAAACTGTTGTTTTTTTCTAATACTCATAACGTTTCAATTTAGATTGTAATTTTTCAAGTTCAAACATTTGCAACCTTAGATAGTTGTCTAAGTCAATCCTACGAAATCCTAAATCGATTTTAGCTCTTTTATCGTTTGGGTAATCGATAACGAATTTCTCAATAGTTGCAATTTCTTCTTTAACCGCCTCAATTCTGACAGCGTTTCTCTTCAAGTGTTTTAAGTGTTTTTTCATGGTTTAATATTTTAGTTCAACAAATGTAATTAAGTTTATTTTATTATTCTAACGTTTTTGAAATTATTTTGTGTAATTTATAATTAGTATAAATAATTTTTGTAAGTTTGTTAAATGTTAGAGCAGTTAGTAAAAAAGGATAAGTACTGGCGGATAGTTGCATTTAGAATATGTAAAGATAAAATGCTATCTGACGACATCGTACAAGAGATGTATCTTAAACTCTACAACAACACTAAAGAAATAAACGATTTCTATGTAATAATTGTAATGCGAAATATTTTTTTAGACATCATAAAACAAAATAAACAATTTGTTGATATTGAAAATTATGAGTTTAAAGATAGTTCCAAACCTTTTGAGATTGACGATAATGAAAAAGAGTTTTTAGATAGCTTAAAATGGTATGAAAAGGAACTAATAGAAATGACACACGACAAATCTTGTCGACAAATTCAAAAGGATTTAAACATACATCATAAGTTTATAGAAAGGATTTTAAAAAAAGCAAAAACTCAATGGCAAGAAAAAAAGCAAAAGGATTAGGAGATACAATTGAAAACGTATTACAAGCAACAGGCGTTAAACAATTGTTTGAAATATTTGTTGATGGTAACGACTGCGGATGTGATGAAAGAAAAGAAAAATTAAACAATTTGTTTCCATATCGATTTAAGGCACGATGTTTGACAGAACAAGAATATAATGATTGGAAGCGATTTAGAGAAGTGCGCACATTAAGAATGTCAGCAGACCAAGTTAAATATGTTTGCGATTTGTATGCAAGTGTATTCAACAGACAAAAATGGTATCCTTGTTCAAGTTGTTCTCCAAAACCATTAATAAACATCATTGATAAATTAGACAAAGTATATGAAACTTATGAAAACAATTAAACTATTATTATTACTACTATTATTTGTAGGGTGTTCAGCAAGTGAAGACCAGCCACAAATAGAAACTTGTAACTGTACATTAGAACATTATTTATACGTGCCTTATGTTGGAGGTGGAGGCGGGACTTATGTGTTTCAATTTAGCGAACCTATTGAAATAGGTTGTGACACTATACCTACAGGTTATATTCCTGTAAGTAATATCAATTATAATTACAATAAAATCAATTGTGAATAATCAATTTTTTTTCAGATGGAAAACGGAGGTAAAAGAGAAGGAGCTGGCAGAAAGCCAAAAGCAGACGAGGAAAAGGTACAAACTATTTTGTCAAACGCTTTAAAGACTTTTTATAAAGTTGACACCGATAATGAGGCAAAAGAAAAACTTGTACATACTTTGTTAGAAAGTCAAAGAGGGCAAATATTTGTAAGTGAACATTTATTTGGTAAACCAAAAGAAACAGTTGAAACAACACACAACCTAAATAATTTCGATATAAAAGACTTGTTTAAGTTTGATACTAATAAAGAATAAATATAAAGCATTAGGAAGCGATAGCCGTTATTATATCGTTTCAGGCGGTAGAGGTTCGGGTAAATCATATTCCGTAAACCTCTTTTTGCTTTTGCTTACATACGAAAGCGGTCATATTATATTATTTACACGTTACACGTTGACATCGGCACACGTATCAATTATTCCTGAATTTATAGATAAGATTGAAACAGCTAAATTGCATAACGATTTTTATATTACCAAAGATGAAATAGTAAATAAAACAACAGGTTCTAAAATATTATTCAAAGGAATAAAAACAGGGAGCGGAACACAAACAGCAAACCTTAAATCTTTAGCAGGTGTTACAACGTGGGTTTTGGATGAAGCGGAAGAGTTAGTTGATGAAGATATATTTGATAAGATTGATTTATCAATTAGACATCAAACAAAACAAAATAGAGTTATCTTAATTCTAAACCCAGCCACAAAAGAACATTTTATTTATAATCGCTTCTTTGAAAGTAAAGGAGTTGAAGCGGGAAGTAATACCACAGTAGAAGAAACTACATACATACATACTACTTATTTAGATAATAAAGACAACCTTTCAAAAAGTTTCTTAAACCAAATTGAGAATATAAAAACTCAAAACGAAACCAAATACAAACACGTTATATTAGGTGGTTGGTTGGATAAAGCAGAAGGAGTTGTATTTACTAATTGGAGGTTTGGAGAATTTAACCCTGATGGGTTGCAGACTTCTTACGGTCAAGATTTTGGATACTCAATTGACCCTACAACATTGACAGAAGTTGCAATTGATAAAAAGAATAAAAAGATTTACGTTAAAGAATGTTACTATAAAACACAGTTAACCACAAGCGAAATCTACACGCTAAACAATCAATTTGCACAACGAAAACTTATTATCGGTGATAATGCAGAAGGTCGTTTAATAGATGAATTAAGGGCGAAAGGCAACAACATAGTAAGATGTGATAAACCACCGATTGAGTTTGGAGTTAGTATAATGCAGGACTATGAAATCATAGTTGAACCCAACAGCAACAACATTGCAAAAGAATTAAACAACTACGTTTACTTAGACAAAGGAAGTAAGTTATATTTAGACAATTACAACCACTCAATAGATGGAATTAGATATAATGTCGTTTATCATTTAGGGCGTAGCTTTGGAATTTCTATACGTTAACCTTGTCGCAAAAATCAACTTTTTTAGTTATATAGATATGAGAATTAAATTACCCGAACATAGCGGAGATATTACTTTGTTGCAATTCCAAAAGTATTCAGATTTAATTAATCGGGAAGGTTTGGATGAGTACCAAATCAATCAAAGAAAAATACAAATATTTACAGGGATAAAGCCAAACGAGTATAGTGCGATTAGCCAAAAAGACATTGAGGAAATGTTACAGCAAATTGATAAATCGCTTGAAACGCCTTTTGAATTTGTAAATAGGTTTACGATTGACGATGTTGAATTTGGTTTTATTCCAAACTTAGACAAAATCACAAGTGCGGAATATTTCGATTTGCAAAAATACGGGGTTGGAGTTGATACATTGCATAATTTAATGGCGGTTTTATTTAGACCAATTAAAAATAAGAATGTATTAAAACATTATGATATTGTAGATTATAATGGAACTGCGGAATGGGCGGAGATAATGAAGTTGACACCTATGAATGTTGTTAATGGTGCGTTGTTTTTTTTTGTGAATTTGCGAGCAGAATTGTTGAGTTATACCCTGAGATTTATGGAGGAGGAACAAGCGAGGGAAAGGTTGCAAGCGATTACTTCGAAAAGTGGGGATGGTATGCAACCATTGACGATTTAGCTAAAGGAAACATATTAAAATACGAAAAAGTTTTAAAATTAAACGTTCACGAAATACATTTATTTTTAGCGCATAAGATTGATAAACAAAAACTAAAGGCGGAGTTAATGAAACCGTCAGGCGAAAATACAATACAGTTATAATGAACCATTACACTCAACTACTTTATTACATCAAACAACTAGCCGAAGCAGACCAATTTGTTAATACGGTTACAAAAGGTTCATTCGAAGATTTAGATTTGAATAAAAAAAACATCTTTAATCTATTACATATTAATATCAGCGGTGGAAGTTTCACAAATGGTAATACAGTTATTTTTGATATTCAATTAGGTTGTTTTGGGATTAGGGATATAAATAAAGAAATTGTAAATGATAAGTTTTGGGAGCAGGATAATGAAGTTGATAATCATAACGAAACCTTAGCGGTTTTAAATAGGTTGTGGTTAAAAATGTACACTGATTTTGAAAAGAATAATATAACATCAAGTGAAAACCCTACTTTTGAAATTCAAAGTTTTGAACGTCATAATTTATTAGACGGTTGGATAATGACTTTTCAAGTAGAAATGCCAAATACAACCATTAACCTTTGTGAGCCAAGTTAAACAATCTTTAGATGCGTTCGGTAAGTTTATAGTTCAGCAGTCTAGAACAAATCTTAGTAAAAAGAAAAAGAAAGACACAGGCGAATTATATAACTCGATTAGCTATGAATTAAGAGTAAGTAAAAACAGTTTTCAATTATCATTCAAAATGACTGATTACGGTCAGTTTATTGATAAGGGGGTGAAAGGGGTTAGTAGCTCGGGAAAA